AGAGACGCAATTCATTCACCGAGCCTCTATAGACTTGATCGTTCATCACAATACAACTGCCTAAAGGAGGGCAAACCAATGGCAACCAGTGTCAAAATCGGCATGGGCTCACAGTTCTTCATTCACAATGGGACTGCGCTTGAGCTTGTGGGCGAACTTACTGCAATCTCGATCCCGGCGGCGGAGACCGCGGAGGTCGAAGCAACCCACTTCGCGTCGCCCAATACCCGGCGTGAATACATCGCGGGGCTTATCGAGGACGGCGAAGGCACGTTCGAAATGAACCTCGTTCCGGGTGGCACTTCCGACGCAACGATCCGCGCCGCCCAGGCCGCCGGCGCAACTCGCACTTACGAGATCATCATTCCGAAGCCTTCCGGCACTTGGAAGATCGCGGGAAGCCTCATTGTGCGGCGCTATGAGCGCAACGTTCCGATCGACGACCGGATGACCGCGACCCTTACCGTTCGCTTCACCGGCGCAGTGACTGAAACTGCGGTTCCCTAATGGCTAAGCCAGTTGTAACTGGTTTAGCTGAAACGCTTGCTGCTCTTCGACGGCTCCCGGAAGTCGCTACCCAGAAGAACGTGCTTCGTCGGGCCTTGGTGAAAGCAGCTCAGCCTATTGCTGATGCTGCTCGAGCCATAGCGCCCGACGATCCACGGACTTCTGCCCCTGATCTTCGGAGTTCAATCGGGGTAGCTACGGAGTTGATCGAACGGCATCGAAGCAAGCTCAAAGAGAACGATGTCGAAGTCTATGTTGGTCCAACCAGGCAAGTCGGCCGAAGCGTGCTCCGCTATGCCTCTAACGTCGAGTACGGCACCTTCCGGGCCGCGCCCCATCCCTACCTTCGTCCTGCCTTCGATGCTAACAAGGCTATGGTGATGGATATACTTGCCAAAGAATTAACGGTAGAGTTCGAGGCAGCGGTTCGACGGGCTTCTAAGAAGTCGGCTAAAAGGTAGAAGAATGTCCAATCCTATGAAGGGTGAAGCTCCTCTTGGGACCAGCCACACATTAGCATTTACATTTGGGGCCTTCTGTTCGTTAGAAGAAAAAACGGGCCGGAAGATGCCTCAGCTCATGGAGGACTTGCAGTCGGGATTAGGTTTCGGGGATCTTCGAGATTTCATCTGGGCCGGTCTTCTTAAGCATCACCCCCAGTCAGAAGAAGAGGTTCTGGCCCTCCTCAATGAAATTGGGTATGAGGATGGTGCTGATGCAGTGAGCTCAGCTATTCGTTCGTTCTTTGGTGAACAGAAAGAGAAGGACGAAAACCCTACGAAACGGAAGCGACGTGGAACTGGGTAGAGTTGCTTGAAATGTGGTGTGCTTATTTTGCACCTGAAACATTTCACGACCAAACAGCTGCTACGTTTTCTGCTTCCCTTCGAGGTCGGGACAAGGCTCGGCGATTGCAAGCCGATCAAGATCTTGCTTCTGCCTGGCATATCGCCGCTTTCAGTGTAGCTGCTCAGAATGGTAAGCTGAAACCCCTAAAAGAATATCTTGATCCAGCGGCCGCGACAAAGAAACCGCAAACCCTGGACGATATGCTTAACACCCTCCTAGCACTTCAAGCTAGTGGCGCACCGATGGATATTAAGCAAATTAACTAAAGGAACTGACTTTGGTCGCAACCGCTGGTAGTCTGAATGTTCGGGTTGGCGCGGACATCTCTGACCTGGTTACAGGGATGAGGAGGGCAGAGAACGCTGTCAAAGGTAGCGTCGACGGGATTACCAAGTCAGCCAAAGCCTCTGCCAGGGTCTTTGAAGAAGCTCGGCGCAAAGCTGATATGCTTCTTGGCTCTGTTGACCCCTTGTATGCAGCTCAGGTTCGCTATGACCGCGAAATGGCTAAAGCCAATGAGCTGATGAAGCAAGGGATGATCACCACTAGTCAGATGACTAAGGTGCAAGCGGGGCTTAAGGCAGAACTGGATAATTCGGCTCGGGCCTTTGGAAATGTAGCTGGTATCTCCGGGCGCTCCCGAATGGGGATGCAGCAACTCGGTTATCAAATCGGGGACGTCTCGCAAGGCCTTGCAATGGGGACCAAGGCCTCAACCATCTTCATGCAGCAGTCGGGACAGGTTGTCCAGGCCCTTACACTTATGGGTGGACAGGGTAATGCCTTCCTTAGGTTCTTGGGTGGTCCCTGGGGTATTGGCATCGCCGCTGCCAGTGTTCTGTTAATCCCCCTTATCACTAAGTTGTTTGAGTCGGGAGATGCGGTCTCCAAGCTCGTCGACAAGATGCGCGAACAAGCTAAGCAGGCTGCGTTAAACGCCCAAGCGGATAGGATCTGGAAGACCACGATCGAAGGCTTGACCGAGGCCATCAGGAAGCGTCGGGAAGAACAAGACAAAGCCATCCAAAGTGATGTCGGCGCGGAGCTTCAGAGTTTTCGGGAAACCGAAAAGGAACTTAGGGACCAAGCCAAAAATCTAGACAAGTTGGTTCTTCAATTAAGGGAAGCCCAAGCTGAGGTTAATCGACTTTTGCGTGATCCAGCTAGGGGCACCGCAGTTGGCGGTCCTGTCGAGGTTATGCTTGCGGCCGCCCAGGCTAAGGTCAAGGCTCTTAAAAAGCAAGTCCAAGATGTAGTCGAGGTTGTCAAAGCGGGGCAAGAGGCTCTTCGAGCTGAACAGGCTAAGATCCTTACTCGCCAAGCCGAAGGCGCGATCGACCCCGTAAAGAAGCAAACGGACGCCCTTGAGTTCCAGATCGAGCAATTAAACAAGGCCTTTGCTAAAGGCCAAGTTGGGCCTGCTAAGTATCGCGTCGAAATCGAACGCCTGAAGAAGGCTCTCGCGGATCTGAAGGACACAACTAAGAATACCAGAGAAGAGTTTGGGAAACAGGTTTCGCAAAGCGAAGCCGAAAGCATTGCCCGAAGTGCTGGGTTCCAAGTTAACAGTTCGGGTCGAACTTATGGGCAACAGAAAGCTTTGTACGATGCTTGGGTCGCCAGGGGGATGCCTAAGGACACCCCTGTTGCACCTCCAGGCACTAGCGCGCATGAAGGAGCCAAGGGTAAATGGGCGCTAGACATCCAGATCACGAATAGCTCGGATCTGGCGAGGATCGAGAAAGTTTTCTCCAGCCAGGGGATACGGCTAACCAAGAAGATCCGAGAGCACCAGGGGCGAGTGCTTCATATCGAAGGAAGCACCTCGGAAGCAACGTCCAGAGAGTCTGCTGCCGAAAGCGCGGCCGAGAAGGCTAAACGCCTTGCAGAATTAGCCCTCAAGCAAGAGGGCGATTTCAACCAAGCGACCGAGCGATTCAATACCCAGATCCTGCAGGCCAAAGGTGTGCTTGTAAAAGGTATCGAAGCCGAAGCTAAGTTCGCCACCGATCGTGCTTTGGACGAACGAGACCGCAATCTTAAGGATATCGACCGCGACCTGGCCGAGGGTAAATACGGTGAGGCTACTTCGCAATTAGCGATAACCCGGGCAGAGCAATTAAGAGTTCTTGCCAAGTCGCTTTCGGCGGAGAAAATCTCTCAGATCAACCTCATTAAGGCTAATGCTTTGGACGAGGTTGCTTACAGGCTCAGTTCTGAGCGAAGGGCGACGGCTATTGAAACTCTGCGTTACGCCGACGAGATCGCTACAACTCAGGCGGGTCATCGACAGGTTCAACTCGCGATCCTTGATGCAGTCTATGAACAGAAAAGGCTGGAGCTCGAGCATCAGAAGCAACTCGCAATTCGCAACGGCGCGACCCAGGCAGAAATTGACGCCATCCAGGGGAAGATTAATGCCTTAGCCGGGGACAAGGCTCGCGATGTTGAGCGGACTAATAGGGGCACTCGAGGTCCGTTAGAGGATTACCTTGCATCGCTTCCCGGCACTGCTGATGAGATCAACGAAGCCCTTGAAAGCATCAAGGTTGAAGGGCTTCGAGGGTTGGAAGATGCGATGATGGGTGTGATCGACGGCACTAAGTCGCTCAAGGAAGCGTTTTCTGACTTGGCCCGTTCAATCATCAACGACATTATCCAGATGACTATCCGGATGCTGATTTTCCGGGTGATCAGCGGGGTGTTCGGCGGCGGCGTTGGCTCCATATCTGGTCAGTCAATGGGTGGGAGCATGGCAAGCGCCGCGGCTGGCGTTCCAGGCTTCGCAAGCGGTGGCGCGTTCACAGTCCTTGGTAACAAGGGCGTCGACAATAACGTCTTGTCGATGAATGGTCTGCCGATTGCTCGTGTGTCCCATGGCGAGCGCCTTAGCGTCGCAAATGGTGGCGGTGGTGGACCCATTG